AAATGTTCATTGAGTTTGTACTCAAGAAACTCACCACCAAGTGCTTCGAGCAACATACCCATGCGCTCACACTCTTGACTTCCGTTAGAATAAATTACTGCTGTTTCAGTCACGCTGCCTCCAATCGTCACTCTTATCTTGCTTAAACCAGTCTACTATTTCATCAGCAGACTGAAACCCTGTCCTATAGTTGGAAGGGTCAGGATCACCAAGTCCCATCTTATTCATAAAGTCATCCATACCACCCTCAACCATATCAGGGTTGGATGCTTTACGTCTTGCCTTATTCAACCAGTCACGCGCAGTTGTATGCGACTTAGCAAGTTTCTCTGCCCAGATAATGTCTTCAAGACTTACTTGCTCTTGTAAGACTATCTTGCGACAGATTTCTTCAAGGCGAAGGCGATATTGAGTTGATAACATATCAGTCCTTGGTCTCCTCTTTGGTATTTATTTGTCGCATTATCTCTTCCGCCATTTTGAGAGAGCGACGATATATTAGATATTTTATCATAGGATTGCGTGGGTTGTGTGTAAACCACCACCACTGGCGTCTAATATATGTGGATGCTAACTGAACCACATAATAAAAAGCAGCGGCAATACTCTCATCAGAAACGATGAAGTATAGTGCCACTGCGAATAGCGCAAACCACGCAAGTTGTATGCTCACTCTCCAAACTCCTCTCCTTTCACCCTCTGTAAATGCTCAAGGATTTCTTCACGCCACTCCATTAACTCATAGAAACACTCTTGTTCATGAGCAAGTTGCCTCAAGTCAGAGTCTGGTTTGAGAACACTTTCATAGAATAGAACCCATGCGTCACGTCGCTTTTGTTCTTTGTTCATATTTTGTTCCCTGTTGTACTATTTAATAGACTTCTTTTTGGACTTTTTGATTTCCTTAAGAATGTAGGACTTTGCTGAAGAATAGTTGCGGGACTCATGAACCACAGAACCATTGTGAATGATAGCAAATGCTTTGCATCCAATGATAGGAATTGCTGCCCACATACCATCGTTAGTTACATATCCTTCAGGATCTCCTGGTATAGGGTCAAGTATTCCAGGGCGATCGATGTGTGGTTTTTGGAACTTACCCATCAAAAAACAGCAGTGACTCCAATAACTTTGGCGTTAGGGTTGCGAGCAAGTGCTACTTGACGTGCTTCATCATAGTCACGGGCATGAACAACTTCATCAAAAACTTTACCAGCAACGTAGAGTTGAACTTTGCACTTCATGGTGGTTTCCTTTCGGTGTTCGTATTATAGCACAGATTGGGTGTGGACGGTTGTTAAAGTGTCACATAAAGGAAAGAATACTTTGACTCTTACTATTGATCCGCTCTTCTGTAAGTTTGAAGTATTCTTCGTTCATTTCAACTCCAATGAAGTTACGCCCACATTGTTTAGCAGCGACACCAATAGCACCACTTCCCATACAAGGATCGAGCACAGTATCACCTACATTTGAACTTGCTTCAATCAATCTTTCCATGAGTCTAACTGGTTTAGGTGTTGGGTGGTCCTTATAGTGTTCAATGGGGTGTCTCCACACAGCAGACTTACAATGCTCATTGAACACTGCACCAGACTTCTTCGCAAACACACAGTTTTCAATGCTGGACAACCAAATATGCTGTCCATTCATAGGAGAAGGATTAGTCTTCTCCCAGATACAATGGCGCACAGATAGTTTGTGTTCGATCAAACGATTGCGGATATGTGATACCTGAACAGATCCACAGAAGATGTAAATACTACCCGAAGTTACACGAACTACTTCGTCAATGAAATCGTCAAGGGGAAAGGTAATAATATCCGCATGACTTTTATCAAGATTACGAAGCCCTCCACTCTTACGATTCACCTCGTCATAAGGAATATCCGTAAGAGTCAGAGAAATACTCCTATCAGCAAGTGACGGGAGCACATTCATGCAATTATCGTTGTATAGTTTTACATCACTCATAGTTGAATACAATGGTATTTGGGCATACTTTCTTCAAACGATCCCAATCAATTACATAACTGATTGTATCCCAACCCTTATTTTTTGCAATCTTACGACGCCAGGGATCAAGAGGGAAACGATTCTTATCAAATCCATTCTTTAGATCTTTTCTGCGAACAAGTGCTGCTTTTTTATAAAAGGGCAAGATATACAGTATAGCATCATTTATCTTATGATTGCAAGTTGCCCAACCAGGAACAATAGGTTTCTTTGAATTAAATCGTACAAAGTCTTGACTAACAGTTTCTGCAAGAAAATCATCCCATTTTGCATTAGGATCACGAAACTTATAGTCCAATGTAAACTCTTTGCTTTCATCAGTTTCCATATGAATCAAATTGCAAGTTGCATCAACTCCCGCTTTGTTCTTGAACAATGAAACAGAATCTGTTCCATAGTTATCTTCAAAGGTTTCAAAATCAATGCGAACTTTCCATCGTTTTTGAAGTTCAATATTCAACTGATGAATTACTGAAAGGTGCTCACCACTTTCAACAATACGTTTCTCTTTTCTCAGTGAGTCATTAAAATCGTGCAATTTGTGATTCTTGAGATAGGGGAATTTAACTGAATAGGAGGATGTCATTGGATTGATTTGGATTTGCTAGGAATCGTGAATGAGATAGTTTTAGCGGCGCACAACCGACACAGCAGGCATACCCTGATTGAAAACGGTGTCTACAACCGCTTGAACGCTCTTGGCGGTGCTGATGCCCACTTTATCATAAACGGGCACACAAACCAGTCCAAAGGTCTTCTGAGCGCCTCCCAGACGGATCACACGACCGATAGACTGAGAAATACCAATGTAGTCCATGTTACGCATAAACAACACTGCCTCAAGTCCAGAGACGTTGATACCTTCAGACAGGATAGAGTGGTGCAGAACCACGAACTTCTTGGTGGAATCCTTACCCCAAGCGTTCAGGGTGTCGAAGAAAGTCTCACGGTCAACTTTCTGCCCGTCAATGATAGCACCAGTCTTGCTGGTGATATACATGCAGGAATAACCACGCTCAGCAAGTTGCTCACGGAAGTCGGATTCACCCAGCAGTTTGATAATCTGCTTGGTAGAACGAGCAGCAATCAGAATCTTACTCAGATTGTTGTCGTCAATGGTATCCAACAGGTTCTGCGAATCCCGATCGGCAATCATCTGCTTGTCCTGAACCATGTCAAGTTGCTTGATGATAACCTTAGGCGGCAATATGTAGCCTTCAGTCACCAACTTAGGAGCAGGAACGTTGCAGATCACCTTACCATAAACCTCAGGATCATTCATCCCAGGTTTGGAAACAGTGAGAGAGTGCTTAGGAGTAGCAGTGAAGAAATAGCAGCGAGTAGCAGTAGAAGAGAAGTGCTCCGTAGCAGGGAAAAAGTTACGTTGGACCGAATTGTGCGCTTCATCAAAGTAAATGCAATCGACTTCAATCTCTGCTTCCATAAGACGAGGCAGAGAATGATAGGTAGTGAAGATCAGTTGCTTGCGGTATGCTTGCTGACTCCAGTTACGGATTATAGCAGGGCGAGTGCTGCTGAAGTGATGAGTCTCTCCACTATGAACGTGCATGACTGCAACGTCAGTGTGAAACTCAAGAAACTCAGCAGACAACTGCTCAGCAAGAAGAATACGAGGAGCAACGACAACGACAATACCACGATCGCAAGCATCAAGATATTCTTGAGAGTCCTTGATCATGCACATAGTCTTACCACCACCCGTAGGGACGATGACCTGACCCTTGTCGTGCGCCAGCATAGCGGCGAGTGCGTCCTGCTGGTGTGGGCGGAGTTGCATCGTGTCCCTCGTGTATGGACTTATTATAGCACGGAGGGGTCTCTACCGATGAACCCTGTGACGGTTCCGTAACTGTCCCTTAAAGCTCTACAGTCTTATCTTCAACCGGGACAAAGGTAGTCTACAGGGTTTTTATGATAGTGTCAAGTTCACACTTCCTACACCTTGAATAGAAAGTGTTAGTGTTGAACCAGATACTTGGAAGTTAAGTATTTCAGTTCCATTACTGATACCACTAGGAGCAGTTACAGTACCTAATCCAGAAACAGTAAAACCACTTAAGGTTCTGAAGTCTGTTGCTGTTATAATACCCGCTGCTTGTATATCACCTGCTGAAGAAATACCAACACCACCAGTAGCACTTCCAATTTGTAAGGAATTTGCTGTTGGTACAGCAGTTGTAACTATTCCAACTCTACCTTTTAGTAA